GGGTCATCACCTGACCAGACTTACGATGTCGAGACTAGACCAGGTGGTGAGTTACAGTTTGGATTTACTGTAGTAAACGTCACGAACTCACGCTTATATCAAACAGTAGGAACATTTAATGATGGTGCATGGCATCATGCAGTAGCCTTTTGTGATAGATCAGCAGGTACTTGGGCTATTTACATGGATGGAGCTCTAGAATCAACTACTATTATTGCTAATAGTGGAGTTATCACAGGCAATCAAGACAATTCAGCGGATTTCCTTATTGGGGCGCGAGACAATGCCGGTTCTCCTCTAAGGTTTAACGGCGCTGTAGCTTTCCCAATGGTTTCAATAGGTTCAGACCTAACAGCAGATGTAGTGGAACTTTTCAATGGTGGTATTCCACTTTGCTGGGATGATCTTTTACAGGCGACTAGAGACAAGATTGACTATGCTCCAAACTTAGCGAACTGGAATACTGCCACAACAGGTCTGGAGTTGTGGGATAGAAGCTCCTCAAAAATAGTTACGACTAACATCGGTTCAACCCCATTCACAGGAGTTGGGTTGGAAGTACAATGTTCTACTGAGTTAGCTGTTTACGATGTCAATTCGGCAAACTTAAACGGTACGACTCACAAATTTGATTCAGGTGATGTATTAGATCCTGGGACGTCTGATTATAGTTTTGCTATTTGGTTTAAAACAAGTGATGCTGCGAGCCAATATATTATGTCAAAACAAGGAGCTGGAGCGACCTTCTTTAATTTCAATATAACAGCTGGAGCTTTTGGCCTTAACTTTAATGTGGATGCCTCGAATAATAGGCGATGGACTACAGATGATGCTATCTGGGATGACGGTCTCTGGCACTTAGTTATAGTATTTATTGATAGGTCCGCCGGAACTGCACTGTTTAACGTAGATGGTGTGACCGTTCCACATAGTACTAATATATCAAATGGCTCAATCACAGGAGATCTATCCAACGCTGGTGCCTTTAATATCAGCAGCCGTGATATAGGGTCTGTTTTCTTTAATGGATCGCTAAAACTACCATTGGTTTCAATAGGTTCAGATCTAACAGCAGATGCAGCAGAGATTTTTAATGGGGGAGTGTCCCTGTGTTGGAATGACCTTCTACAAGCGACTAGAGACAAGATTGACTATGCTCCAAACTTAGCTAATTGGGAAGGGCAAACAGAGAATGCAGAGCTTTATGATTACAGTGAATCAGGAATAGTTACCACTAATGTAGGAGCAACACCATTTACAGGAACAGGTCTGAAAGTTCAGTGTTCCGGCGTTGTTTCACTTCCTTCTATAGCTGGCAATATGCTCAATTGTGCCGTGGCAAAATATTTGGAGCCGCAAGATAATCTATTTAGGTTAACTGGTTTAACTACAATGGCAGGAACCTTCCAGTTTGATACTGCTTCTATAACCGTCGGAGATGGAGCTTTTATTGGTTCTTGGAGTACTACCGGTTGGATGATGTATTTCTCCACAACTAATATAATATTTTATACCAATGGTGCCCAATTATCTTGGGATTTCTCCGGGAAGAGTGGAATTCTTAACATTGCCTTTAGAATGGACGGCACAACCAAACAAATTTATTGTAATGGAGAATTAGTTGCTTCTGATAGTAATGGAGTCACAATATCAGCAAGCACTCTAACAGGTGGAGATATAAACAATTATGGCTCAGGATCGGACAGATCCAGAAATATAGATTTGGCTTGTCTTCAAGTATTCAATACTGCAAAGAATCCAGGAGCATTATACAGAGGTAATAAGCTTGTAATGAGGCCAGATGACACTGATTTAGTATTTGGTATAACTGGATTAAGTGGTCATTCTGAATTAACGGATCAATCATCAAATTCTATAGTAATTACTAATACTGGCGGCGTAGCGGCTGATGGGGTAGCTAGTAACAGCTATTTAGAAGGAACATTAATTTAACGGAGACTTAAAATTGCCCATAAAACAAGTAACCAATTTCCTACCCTTGATTATAGGAGTTCGCCAAAGTGCAGTGTTCACAAGGACCAAATGAATGAATTGTTTAATTAAAAATAAAGATTACGTAAAAATAAAGCATCCGAAATGGAAGTATAGGCTTATAAAAAAGGTCAGCTTCGTAACTAAGGTAAAAGGCTACCATGTCAAACATCTTCTATTCGAGCTATTCCCGTCAGGCCTGCTTGAGGTTTTTCCTGGGTACGCCTGGGACGGGGCTTCTGGGCCTTTTAATTTACGTCCTATAGGCATTTTATGGGACGGGACTTTTGACACCCCTACATTATTAACAGGAAGTCTTCCCCATGATGTCGGCTACCAAATATTAAGGGAAGAATTAATACTTCACCCCATTGACTTTGAAAACTGTATGGATAATTACCACGCCGCTTTTATTGCGGTGCGTCTTAATTGGGATAAAACGTTAGATTATGTATGTAAGAAGGCTGGTATGGGTGGCAGTATAATTAGAAGCTGGTTTGGTTTGAAAACCCTTAGAAGGAAAAATATTTATTTTTGGGTAAGGGTTAAAGGAAAAATACACGCTATGCCTAGAAGCTTAAAGCAGTATTTGTCAGTATAGAATTAAAACGACCCTGGTGCCTTTCCACGAGCATCCTAAACCCAGGGTCGTTTTTTTTTATTTTAAAAAATACCATGAAGGGTACAAACCGGGTCCGTCCTCTTCGGTTAGGTTGATTATTTTATCGTACTGACCAGCAAAACAATTAACAGCGTCCACCGTAGTAGGCCACCGCCTATGATAATCATGTCCTGCAAAAATTCCCCCAGGCTTTAATTTAGGCCACCACTCTTCCAACGTAAGGCCCTGTTCCTGTCCTGTATGGGCATAGCCGTCAATGTAAATAAAATCAAAGTATTCATCTTCATAAAAGTTAACTATGTCGTGGAAGGAGGCTTTAACTACTTCACTGCGTTTCCCGTGTTGCTGTAATAAAGTGCGGGCTTGTGTTTCTTCATTACTGTTGTGCCCCCTATCGCCCGCCCACCTGTCAATAGAAAATAATTTGCTACATTTAGTAAGTTTTAAAATAACGTCAGAAAATACCCCTTTAGCCACTCCAAGTTCAGCGGCGATGCCGTCAACCGGAATTAAGCTTTTCACTAACATGTCCCTATCTTTCATTTTTTATCCTCATCATTCATCGGTGGTTTACCTTGCCATATAATAACATTAACATAACTTAGCGGGAATCCTATACGCTTTAACCCTCCGCTGTCTGTCGCGTTTACTGTAACAATACGGGTTTCAGTATAGTAAACGCCTAAAGGGTGCCATACGTGGCCGCGTTTAAAGCCTGACGCCTTGTCTTTACGTAACATTTTGCACGTAAATTTAAAAGGGTACTGCTTAGGTACTCTCATCTAACTGCTTTCAGTCCTAAAAGTATAGCAGGCGGGGCAGTACCACTTCTTTTTTACTATACCCCACCCATCCTTCTTTATGTTTTTTTCAAATTTAACTTGATTATCAGCTTCATCTTCTGATAACGAAGCATGCCCGTCAACATAACCCTTCTTAGTTGAACAATGCACTGTATATTCTTTAATTACCGTTATGCCTTTAGCTTTAGCCATTATAATCTCCTATAGATAAATTACGTTGCCAGTTTTTAGTTCATTTATGTGGGTGATCATTATAAATTGAATACCTAGCTCCTGGCTAAGTTCCAGTAACATGCTTTTAACCCCGTCACGGTACTCCTCTGAAACAAATTTAAAGGGCTCGTCCATTATTGTCAAAGAAGTTAACTTCGGTCTAGTAAGCATTAAACAACTTAATCTTAAGGCAAAGGCAGCTACATCAATAGCGCCGCCGCCGGAGGAGTCTAAGGGGTCTAAGTCATTACCACCCCGTGTAAATATTAAGTTCGCTTCGGTTTTACCCCTTTTGCGTTCAAATTTAATATTGAACTCATACGGGTCGTTAGGGAATACAGTTTCTAAGCACCTAGTAACTACAACCGATATTCTTTCATGCGCCACCCTTTGAACACCTTCGGCGACTTGTTGAATAACTTCCTGAGCTTCTTTTGTGGCCTGGAATATATTATCAAGTGTGGTCATTTCGGTAAGCAGTACATCCTTTCTTTCAATTAAAGAACGGAATTCATTATCCTTACTTAAAACTTTTTGTCTAATAACTTCTAAATTCATTTCAAAGAATTCCCGTATAGGCTTTCAAACTTCTTAAGTTCTTTTTCATACGTAGCCGTCAGTTTAGTTAAGTCACGGCGTAAGTTGTCTAAAAGCTTTTCAGCTTCTTTTAGGCTGCTGCACCCAAACTCCTTTTTAATTCTATCTAGGTTCTGTTTAAGGGCGCCGGCAGCTTTATCAGCCTTACTTTTAATTTTTTCTACTTTGGCTTTAAGTAGTGTGTATTCTTTTATTTTATCACTCATAGTTCATCTACCTCGACTTCTTCTACAGCTTTTAGTCTTTGGGCTATTTGTCCAGCCTGGAATTCATCTTTATGTTTGTTCCAAAACCCCCTGCAACAAGCTGGCGTGTTATTTGTATGGTGGCACTGCCTATAATCTTTAAAGAACCCGTGATTATCTTTTACCTGACTTTCTAGTTTTTTCAAATCAAGTGGAGATTCTGGTAAATATATGCAAGTAGAGCACATATTTTTTTGTACTTTGAAACCCATTAATCTAGCTCCTCTAGTAAAGCCCTAATAACATCCTTAACAGGGCCTGCAGTTGTTTTTAATACCTGCTTCAAGTTCTCACGGTAATTCAAAGCGGTGTCACCTAACTGTTTTAGTTCATCTAAAAAGTGACTCATTTCAACTTCATTATCGAGTTTGCGTGCTAGCTTGTTTTCAACTTCAATGAATTTATCTAAACTACAATCAAGTTTATGGCGCTTAATAGAACCGTCACGATAAAGCAGTCCTATTCTAGGTTCGTACTTCCTTTCAGCAGTAGTACGTCTCATCAGGCCGCCGGTATTGATTACATTACAGTCGCCAGCTTTAGCTAAGAAGCCTTTGTGGTTGTCACCGAATACCGCGCAATCATAACCCCTAAGGCGTTTAGTGTAGGCTGAAAGCTTTTCGTTTTTCTTAGCCCCAGGGTACTTACACAGCTTAGTCCAGTTATAAGCGTGTATAACTGCTAAATGCAGCCTGTCGTCGTCTTTATCGCGCTTCAATGGCTTTATTTCAAACCCCCAGGGGACGCCATGTAAAACAAGATCACCTAAAACAGTAGGTTCGTCATAAGTTAATTTCTTTAGTTTACCTATAGTCTGTAGTGTCCAATAAGCTGAGCGCTGTAAGTCATCGTAACTGTGGTAGGGAAGGTCATGTTGCCCTGGTATACTGTACATATCAGGAAGGTTATGTATAGCGAAATTTATTAGGTGCGGTGGGCTTTGCCATTTATCAAAAACATCACCGGCACAGACAACAGGTACGCCGTGGAACTCTGCTATTTCACTTATCTCATTTAAGGGGCGCTTCATAGCCCCAAACCAATCAGGGTCTTCGGCGCTACGCGCTACGGGTGATTTTATACTAAGGTGTATATCAGAGCAAAGAACCCCTACTAAGGGGCTCCCTTTTCTTTCACCTAATTCTTTCAGTTCATTTAACCGCATGATGTTCCTTACAAGCTTGGTAATATGAATTTTTAACCATATAAGAGCAGCAAATTTTATCAGCGTATAATTTACCCTTTAGAGCGGCTTTTATGTGCCTTTTTGAAGCCCTATCTTTGGCCGTTGCCGTCCCTAGCTGTCTTTTATATTCAATAGCAGCTAATTCATCGTTANGATCATTATTAATTCTATTTTTTTCTATTTGAGTTGTTTTTACTGAGTATATCATTTGCTGCTTCCTTTGTTGTTGTTTATACTTCTAATATAATGACGTTTTAGAAGTATAACAAGTCCTGTTTAGAAGAAACTTCCTATTTTTCACACAAAGGGCATTTCCCCTTCTGTAACTGTTTAAAATCTTCGGAGGCCTTTTTGCTAGAAGTTAATTGATCTTGAACATCTTTTTCTAACCTCAGGCCATTACTGATTATATTATCGAGAATGGTCATTTTACTTTGTGTAGAAGTTAATTCCTTAAGTATATTTCCTAATGAACTAATGTCAGGTATTTTAATTTCTGACTGCTGTATGCATTCCTTAGAAAGTTCTATGATGCGTTTAAGCCTAACACCGTTAGTTTTTATTTCTGCCATTTTAGAAGCTGTGGAAAGGGCCTTAGTACCTGCCGTGTAAAGTTCTGTGTATCGTAAAACTTTACGTTCTTGTTTTTTAGTTTTTTTAATCAGCTCAGTAAATGAATTAAATAGTTTTTTATTCTCTTCTAACTTTTCATTAAGTTCTACTAACAACCCTAAATCTTCCGAACATTCCGCAACCCATTCAAGTTCCTTTACTTCTTTTTTAGTTTCAGCTAATTTAACTTCGATGTACTCTTTTTCTGTTTTAGCTTTCTTTAATTTAGAACCACATAAAGTAAAAGCCCTATCAATAATGTCTAGGTTAACAACTTGATTTAATTGTTTAGAAACCTGGCCTGCACTGTCATTAAACCAAAACGGACTGTCGAATTGCTTTTGTATATTAACTTCATTTACGTTGAAAAGCTGTGCAATATCATCTGGAACTTTAGTTCCAAACGCTTTTCTTTCCGCATCATCTATGTGATAGGTATTTACACTTTTACCGCGCTTCCTAGTAACAGACACACCGTCCACCACTACGGTAACTTCAGCGGCCTTAGTCCCCCACCTAATAAACCCCAAACCCTGGGGCTTATTAGTCATTACCCATAACAGCGCACGTACTATACTTGACTTACCCACATCCGTCGAACCGGCTATAACATTTAACCCTTCGGAAAAATCAAGTTTTAAATGTTTGTGGGCTTGAAAGTTTTTTATTTCAATACTTTCAATCATCTAGACAGGCCGTCGTAGTTTTTTTGAGTAGTGGTGACCAAAAAGCCAAGTCTCCGGTCATATTCCCTTTGTACGTACCATAAAGCTTTTTTAAGGTCTTCATCGGGTTTAGCTTTATGCTCGGCCCTAGCTATATATTTTATAGCATTGCCTAAGTTAAAGCCTAATTTCTGGTCTTCGATGAAATCAATAACTTCAATCTTACCACTATTATAGTGTGTGGGGTGGTTAACGGCTTCTTCTTTAACCGTATTGTTAAGTTTCCTGGGTTTTATAGAGGTAGCAGGTGTAGAGGACCCATGCCTACAGTTAAAACCTTTATAATCACCTTCTTTAACAATACCTTCATCATCACACATATTACAAACGCTTTTCATTACAGATTCTCCAATAATGCAACGCCTGCAACAGGGAATTTTTCGGTAATTATGTCACGGACAGCTACCCCTAAATCTCGGGCTTCTTTTTGGGCATGCGCGTCAAGTCGTAGTGCGAGGAACTGTACCCAGTTTCTTAAGTTACCCGACATCCAAAAAGTTGTCATAAGGTTTTGGGGTAAAACCATTCTAGCAAGCTCACGGGCTACGTTATGTTCAAGTAAGTAATTGTAAAGCTTTTCTGACTGGGCGTTATGGTCTGCTATAAGCTTTAACATAGACCTATTAACTACACCATCAACATCACCGGCCGACGATTGTTTAGAACTTTCATGCTGTATACGTAAATTGTCAGGCATGAAAAATTCAATACCCTCAGAAGTATACCGGCGACTGATTTCATTATAAGAAAAAGTACGGTGCCTGTGTATTTGGCTTCTTATGAATAGGGGGCATTCAATACGAACAGTTAGGTAGCAGTGTTCGAAGGGGCTGTAATGCTTATTCTTCGCTAAGTAGTTTATCAACTTAACGTCATCTTCAGTAAACATTTCGCTTTTCTTATTGTAGCTTACACGGGCAGAATTAACTACGGTTAAGTCATTTCCCATGTGTTCGATGTAGTCAACTTTTAGTTCACTCACTATTTTTTCTCCTTTGGTTTCCATTTTATATTACTCCTTTTATACTATTAACAAGACGAGGCTTAAATGTTCTTGGTAGGTAGTTTTTAGGCTTAGTAGGTTCTTTTTCTAGTTTATTATTATAGTCTTTTAAGGCGTCTATAAATTCTTCCTTGGTCATATTTTTACCTAAGCAGCCTTCCTCAGCATCTTTTTCGCTATCGAATAACGCTTTACACTTCTTGCAAAGGTACTGACCGGCCCCTGTGTATTCCGCCTTACATATAAACACTTACCATTCCTCGGCTAATATTTCAATAATGGCCGGATCTACCGACGCTATGAAATTATCGAGGGTGGTGCCAAATATTTTTTCAGTCTTTTTGTCACGGGCCTTATTAATGGTTATGAAAGTTGTAGTTCTCATAACAGGGTAACCGAAGTCAACACCGTATTCAATTAACTTCCTGTACGCCTTGTCTTTTATAAAAACTAGGGAGGCTCGTTGGTTCCTTTCAGTTATTATCATGTAGCTTTTAGCGCCAGCATCTTTATAGTCTTCACGGGCCTGTGCAAACCATTTTTCAAAGCCCTGCTGAGCCATGTGGGGCTTCTTGTCAAAAACATCCATAAAGGTGTCTTTACTGTAACCTTTTTTTAGTTCTATACTAAACAAATCAATCAAAGGCTGACCAATAGGGTCTGTCGCCTGTACATCGCCTGTCTGCCCGAAAGTATGCTTACCCTGCTTACGGCGGCTTGTCGCCCTTGCCCCGCTGCCTGCTGTGCGCCAAAATACATCATCTCGCTCACCTTCAGTCCACCAAACGCTTAGAAGCTTACAAATCTTCCGTTCATAACTTGATCCTTTAGCCATTTAAAACTCCCAATTTCCGACATGAAAATGTCCGAGATATTCATTACATTTTTTACAATAGGCTATAGATTCATGCACAACCCCTTCCCATGAATCTAGGATTTCAAAACCTATATTTTTATTACCACAAACATGACATGTTTTTGGTCTTGAGTATACGTCACGGTTACTAGGGTATTTAGTGTGCTTGTATTTACTCATAGCCCAAACCCTCCGTCACGATTTTTTCTACTTTTCTTTGTGGTTGTTTGAAAACCCAACTTTGCCGCTACCGCGCTCCAATTAGGCGGAACTTTTTCTTTTTTAGGTTTATACTTTTTAGTCCCTTTCATAGGAAGTACAACTATTTTTTTATTCCTAGCGATTATTTTACTACCCTTCTTACTTTCGATAGCTTCGAATACTTTATAGTGGTTAGGTAAATTTCCCTTTAGGTATTTAATAGCAGTGGGCTCCCCTACCCCTTTAACACCTGGGACTTCATCTGTACTGCAACCCCCTATAGATTTAACCATTCCCCATTTACTAGGGCAAATCCCGTATAAGAATTTAAACCTTTCTTTGGTTAAAAGCTGCCTTTTACTAGGGTCATAAAAATCAACCCTCTTAGTTATACATTGGAATAGGTCTTGGTCAGAAGTTACTATAGTAGCTAAGTCGCCTTTGGGTAAATTTTCTGCAACAGATGCCATAATGTCGTCCCCTTCGTAACCATCCTGATGAAATATATTCCTAAAACCGGCCAATGGCAGGTATTTATCCCGCAGTTTAGTTACCTGTTTATAGAATTCTTTTTTGGATTTTTGTTCTTCTTCTGTTAGCTCTAAAACCTTATCCCTACGCTTTTCTTTATAAGTAGGAAGGACATTTTCACGTAAGTTGAAACCTTCGTCAAAACAGAACACAAAATTACCGCACTGATGTAGTTCTGACAAACTATTCAGTTCCTTCATAAACCCAAAAATAACACCAGTAGGGATATCTTTATGGCTTAGGTTAAGGTGTTTAAGGGCATGAAATGCTTTATGGCATAGAAAATTACAATCAAGAATAAGCCATCGCATACTTTACCCCAAAAATTCTTTCTTAATAGAATCCCAAACCATACCACTTTCAGGTCCATCAGTTTTTAAGGTTTTAAAACCAACAGCCCGTTCACCTTGAACTAACACGTGAATATAACGCCCTTCTGCGTTTTTAAGGCTGCCGAACACTTCGCACATCCTTCTAATCATTTCACAACCGAAAACAGTGCCTACCCGTTTAGCTTGGTCAGCGGTAAAGTCATCTAAGGTACAATTACAAATATCATAATTTTTACCATCAGTAGTCATAGTTACTATCAATTGTAATTTCATAACACCGGATATGGTAATTTGAGCGGTAATAATTTTAGCTAAAACTTCTTTAACCATAACTTCAGGTACTACTACTTTTTTTAGTTTGGTTTTAGTTTTCTTTGGTGAACTCATTTATAAATTCCTCTTGTAGTTCCATTAAACCTTCCAATGAAGGCCCTGTTAATTCAATTGCAACCATTTCGCTACCTGATATAAAATTAGCCTTAAGGACCCATTCAGGTTTCCAAAATTGCCACCATTTTCTTTGTTTAAAAGACCTTATTATTTTACTCATATTTCCTCTTCCTGTCAATTGAGCAGGCGTCCAGGATTTCGTGCCAAACAAGCCCGACAATATCCTGTAATTCTTTTTCAAGATCATTATCTTCTATATGTTTTATCAGCTTAGCTTTAAGGCCTTTAAATTCGAACTCAGGCGCGCTGACAGAATTACCGCTCATTTTCCAATGCTTTTCGGAAACTAAATAGTCAATACAACAACCAACATCGTCAACCCCTATTGAATGGTATAATGGAATTTCAATAGTAGTCTGTCGGCCTGTTATTCTGTTCTTCTTAATTTTAATTTCTACATTAGCCCCTATTTCCCTGTCCTTTCCTTTCACCTTCTTTTTAATTTTCTTTTTAACAGCTGTCCACATTTCAAGGGTGGCATAAAATTTTAACGCGCGGCCGCCGCTTCTAGTTTTCTTTTCAAAACCAAAACCCAAGTTATCGCGACTTTGGCATATAATAATTAAAATAGATTTAGTCTTACCAAGCTTATCAACAACAACCCGTAAGCCTGCCGAATTCTTCTTAGCTTTACCGTCCCCGTAACTACCTGTCATTTGTAGTTCCTTTTTCGTTAGGCGTTTTTAGATTCATTGAATTTATCGGCTTCATCTTTGCTGGATAAACTATCCATTGAGTCTAATATATAAATAAAAGGTTTGCCTTCCTTAACGGCGTCATCTACGTTATAGTAGAATTCCTCTATTTTACTGCTAAACATTTCATCGCCGTCATCTGAGTACCTGGGTGGTTCTAACCTTTCAGCTACAGCATCGCCAAAGTAATAGGAAAGGTCCATTAAAGCCCCATTTTCACCATTATCATATATAAGCCGGTAGTCTTTAAAATGTTTGTTAATTGAAGCTTCGGCTAAACAACCTAATGACAGCCACGTTTTGCCGCTACTACTATCACCTACAAAAAATACGTAAGTACCTTTAATAAACCCGCCACGGGGGTTATTAGTGCAGGCCAGGTTAAGTAAAGTAGAGCCCGTAGATAAAAAATCTTTTTTACTAATGGTGTTCTTTTTTTTCTTACTTTTCATGGCTTTTTTTATTTCATCAGTTTCGCTCATAATAATCCTAAAAAAGCCCCGACTTTAGTCGAGGCTATGGTTAATTAAAGTGCAGGCTTAAAAGGGTATTTCTTCACCTTTCTTTTTCTTCCCCTTTTTCTTTTTCTTCCCCTTTTTCTTTATATCAGCCTTTTCTTCTTCCCAATCATCGTCATCAAACTTTTCTTCATCAAAATCGTCTGACTTTTTGTTGCCTTTGTTGCCTTTGTTGCCTTTTTTCTTAGGTTTTTCTTCATCTTCAGTGCCTAAAAAGAAAGTTTTAAGATCATCGTATTCCATGATTTTAAGTAAATCGCCTAGGCACTTAGCTTGATCAAGAAGCTCTTCTGGTATATCCTTTTTACGGGTTTTGAAGTCAATATCTTCAGCCTCGTAAAATGTAGTCCCGGCAAACTTCTTTTCAGCAAAACCTACACGTAAAGTTTTACCTTCACCTTTTTCAGGATACCAAAAAGTCTCATACTCATCTTCATCGTCTGAGTTACGTATGCGGGCGTCGAGTTTTTTACCGAATAAGTGGTAAGAAATATCCCATAACTGCACACCTTTTTCAGTATCATCGTGGTCATAGACCCAAAACAATTGACGTTCTTTAGGACCTAGGTCTTTTATAAGGTCCTCGTCTCCGTCTTCATCGCGCATTAGTTTTTGTCTAAACTCGGCCACAAAGTCCTTTTTACCACAAGTTTTTCCTGGAGCAACTACTGTTTCATTGTTAGGCCCTATCCCCCTGTATGCATAGTAAGTTCTTTCAAAATGCTCAGAACCTTCATCGGCAAACGGGTTATTCGTACCGGCAACGAATGGTAGAATATCAATCCTTACATTTCCAGCTTTTTTAACCTTAAACATAGTAACACCGTCAGGTATTATAAAAGCCTTATTACCACTTTCGTTTTCGCGTTTATTGGCCCTGTCACGCGAGGACGTTCTATTGCGACCTTTCTTTGTTTTCCTTGCCATTGTTGGCTCCTTCTTTTTCTGTGTAAAATAACTCACGGCCATTGAAAAAACCGTAGGTAGCGAATTTAAAAATAATATAAACCCAAAAAGGGCTTAGTATTATTATCGAGGCTAAAAGTAAATAGTTCATTTTTTACTCTTCTTCTTTTTCTTACCTCCTGAGCGGACGCTTGTCTTAGTCATTGTTTCAATGACTTCACTGTCTTTTTCCCTAGCATGCGGCGAAGCGAAGTACTCTTGTCCGTGTAGCTTAACCAGGCTTTCTAATGCACGTTTTTTATGCTCAAGGCCATTGACGGCCACTTTTAGCACGTCTACGGCGTGTTTAGCGTTAATTAGGTTGTTACTTGCTATTTGGTACTCGTCTTCAAGCACAATGGCCGCCGAAACAATATTTTCCGTAATCTTTTCAAGATTATAATCATCGGGGTTGCTTCTGATACTTCTGTCAAGCTCAGCTTCAACTATATCTAGTTCTAATTTAGCTGTGTCATGTGCTTTCTGGGCGTCTGCTAATTTAGTGGCATAGTTAGAAAATAATGGGGCCTGCCTAACCCATTCTTTATCAAGTTGAAGTTCGTTAATATCAAGAAAGCTCATTTAAAGGCCTTCGTTTATTTGTCTTTCTATTTCAGCCTCAACATTGGGCGGCTGCCAGCCTTCAGGTTTCTGGATCTTACCATAACGGGGAGAGTTTTTATCGGTATCTAGAATTACATTACCGTCAACAAGTTTATCCATATTTGCCTTATGGACAACATCGAACAAAGCGTCCCCGTCAACGCCATGTTTGGCAAGACAATCATCTATATAATATTTGATATCCTCTAAGGCATCAAAACATTCGGCCATAGTAACCGCTTCCTGAAGCTCGTCCAATTCATCATGAATCATTCGCATTATAAATGCTTTCGCGTGATCAGTCATCAATACAGGGCTTTGAGGTAGTATTCCCCCTGCTGCTTTAGCGGCCGCCGTTGCGAATTCCCTTACCTGGGCTGATCTTCTTTTAACTGTATTCAACATTTTATATCCTTTTGTTAGTTAATATACTATCGAGTTTGCCTTTAAGCCCCTGTAATTACTTCATAGCACGCCGCTATCAATCCAGCCCTCTTACTATCATAAAAATTACTACTAAAGCAATTAATAATTTCATAAGCCCTGTCATTTTGGCTTTTCAACAACACCGAACTAGCATAACCGAGTATCATATAACGTAAGCCTTCGGGGTCTTCTTTAACGTCAGATAGGATACCTTTCATTTCTGTCCAGGTAGTTTTTTTATTTATAAGCGCACGGGCTATATTGATAGCCTGTTCCTGACTGTCGGAGCTACCAAGGGCGTCAAGCTGCTCATCTTCGTCCTTAAGCCCTATAACCTGGTTTAACAGAACAAGTACTTTACGGGCGCTGCCTTCACAAACGTTTATAATTTTGTCAGTAACATCTTCGCTTACTTTGACTTTTTCCTTTTTAGCTACTTTTCCAATTAGTTCTTTAATGCCCCTAGGCGTAAGCTCTTTAAGGTTAAATTCAGTGCATCGGGTTTTGACTGTTTTAAGCAGTTTTTGGGGGTCAGTTGTGGCTAAAAAGAAATAAACATGCTTAGGGGTATCTTCAAGTATTTTAAGGAAAGCATTTTGAGCGTCGCCGGTTAGTTTGTGGCACTCGTCAATTAAATATACCCTAACAGGTCCCGCTATAGGGGCTAAGTTCATTTCACGCCTAATATTCCTAACCATATCCACACCTTTAAAGTCAGCGCAGTTTATTTCATAGAAGTCTTGATCACCGCCCTTCAACTCATTTTTAAGTATACGTGCTAGGGTAGTTTTACCGCAACCGCTGCCGCCAGTGAATAAAATAGTGTGGGGTAGCTTAGAACGCTTACATAGGTCTTTCAGTACGCGTACAGTATCCTCTTGTCCGACAACCTGTTTAAAAACTACTAGGTCGGTGTTTCTTGTAAAGCTCTTCGCTCATAATCCTTTTACCCTGTCATAAATTTCATTTAACTTCTTATCTTGTTTTTTACTAAAGTTGACTAAGTTCTATAAGACTTTCTACAAATGCAGCTTCCCAGTCACTTAAATTATCATCAATAAGTAGTTCCTTTATCATTGTCTTTTCAAATAAAGAAACCCTGATCCGGTCATCTGTAAAACCCCCTTTCCTGTTACTGTTGTTGACGCTCTCAAAACTCATTATATTTCTACCTCTTCTTTATCATACCATGTTCCGTTAACAGGGGTAACGTCAGCCTCGACATTTAAAGGCACTGTTATCCACTTCCATTTTTTACATAGATCAACTGTCATAACTTGCCGAGCCTTTGCTAGGTAATCATCTAGTTCATCTATATGCACATCGCCGACAATACTATCATGTATTTGCCCTACAATTTTGCTTTTCATTTTGTTTTTAACTAACCACCCATTCATTTTTATAATAGACCATAAAAGGCAATGAAAAGCGGAGCCTTGCACAGGACTGTTAATAACTTCGTTTCTACTAAAAACCCCATGCACTGAAAAACCAGTGTGCATACTGAAACCGCCATTTTCACAATAAGCGTCCCACCAATCTTTCTTCCATTGACTATACACTTTAAAACGGGTGTTCCAAAAACGGTCTTCAACCTCCTGTATGTGTTTTTCAAATGTACCGGGGCGTGGTTTTTCTTTAGGGTTTAAGTCTCCTAGTTCTTTCACACCCTGCTTCTTTAAATGCTTAAACAAACAAGTACCGTCAACGGTAGTTAGTTTGTTCCTTTCAATTCCTTCCCATAAACCTTTAGCACATGAAATATACCAATCACCATAAAATTGAGCGAACACAAAAGAACCTTTAGCCTGCTGTCTGGCAGCCTTATGTATTTCCTTAGTTTTAAGCTTATAACATTCACCGGCCATGTCGCGGTGCATGTCAGTCTTCTTATCTATTATATAATTCCTAAGCTTTGGGTCATTATTATAACAAACACTTACACATACTTCCACCCCGCTATAATCTATTTCAACTATTACATGGTTTTTACGTGGTATAAATGCCCTACGAATAATCTTAGCCTATTTCGAGGGTTTCTTATAGGCATGTTTTGAAAGTTAGGATTATCGGAACTTGACCTGTACGTTATTACTTTGTGTAAATTAAAATTAGGGTGAACAAAACCATTAACAGCTTCACGCCTAATTCCCGTCAAGTAGGTGCCATTGGCCTTCTTAAGCTTTTCTAATTTTATATAGTTACGTACAAACGGATGGTCAATACCTTCTAGGGCAGCTTCATCGGCTTTGAACTTACCTGTAGCAGTAACAGCTTTACTTTCATATTTAAGTTCTTCGAATAATATAGAAGCTAATTGTTCACGGCTGCTTAGTTTAGCTTTTTCACCAAAACGTTTTTTCCATATACGCCATATTTTAGTAGACTTAAATTTATCTTCCATTTTCTTAATGCGTTTACGGGCCGTCTTAAGGCTTTTGTCCAAATAACCAATATCTACACGCATACCGTTTCTTTCAATGTTAGACAGGGCCAAACTTGCGTCATGTAGCAGTTTATACGCACCCCTGGTAACTGGTTTATAGTTTAGCATTTAGTTCCCCAGGCATTACCCACGGTGTTTATTTTATTTCCCATGTTATTCCTTTATACTTGCCATTTGTTTAATCGCTATTATGTACGTTAAATAACTATCGAGGCCGCCGTAAAGAAGCAGATCATTCATATCAATATTATTTATATTGTTAATAGTGTTAGCGCCTTTATCGTCTTTCCCGTCAGTATTAAAGTCAATATGACCAGCGTAAGCAGGTGCCCCGAACATTACATAACTTAAGAATTTAAGGCTTTTTGTACCTCGTGCGCTATTTAAACAATGTGCAGCCAACATAGTGTCCCAGTGCCAATTTTTAACACTAGTTTCCATAGCACCTACTGACCACCTATCTTCAAACTTCATGTTATGTGCTATTTTTTTAACATCACTCTCAAGGAACTTTTTCGCAGCCTTCCTGGCTTTGCCTATTAAGGGGAAGCTAATGGTTTTATTTCCTTGGCATATCGAAAAAGTTACAGCTTTAGCTTCCTTACTATCAGGCTTAAGCATATTACCTTCGTAATCGAATGCGCTAATACTACCGTCCTTTATAATACCTTTAACAGCTTTAGCCGCTTTATCAGGGTCATGTATAACTTCAATACCTTTTTTGAAATCAGGTATTTCATCCCAAGGTCGGCCCCCTTTTAGTTTTTTAAGGGCCGCTTTAATTTGGTTTTTAAATATTACTTTCATGGAAGGTTTTTTCTTTTCCAGACCAAGTACTTTTGAAGGGGCATAAGTGGGGCAAATCCAAGCGTTAGGTATATGTGACGGTATTTGGTAACCCGCCCATCTGCCAATACTACCTACATCGCTTGTCCAATAGTGGCCTATAACGCTTTTAACGGCCATAAAGCCTAAAGGTATAATTAACTCCGGCTCATGTTGTTTAATAAGCTTAACGACGTTAGCTGTGCAGTAGTGCGCAGTACCTTCTTTAATAGTTTTAGACGGGTGGCAGATAATAGCATTAGTTTTAACGCAGTCCTTTTCTATATTAAAGCCTAATTCTTTAAAAGTATCGTATAAGAACTTACCGCTTTCACCTGTTAAATGTACCCCTAGTTTGTCCTCTGTTTCACTAGGCTGCTCCCCTATAATAAGAATTTTCTTCTTACCTTTACCATAGGGTTCCATTTTAGGTGTGTTGCAGTCTTTAAACAAACCACACGCCCCGCACTTCGGTATTAATGAAGGGGGGGCTTTGCTTTGCTTAAGTTTTGAGGAAGAGAAGAACCCGCTACTCACTTACTGCCCCGAGGCAGGTAACATAAGTAAATTTACCACCATCGACCATTAAACGTCCTTCAGTAATGACAGCGTCATTATACCGTTTAACAATCTCCTGTAGCATTTTAGGGGCTATAGTAAAGGAAATGTTTTTTCCTTTGTAGTTTGTTTTTTTATTCTCAGTGTACCAACCTGAGTTCCCTTCGCCACGAACTTTAAGTTTACCAGGCTTAAGGTCTATGTGCAGCTGGTTGTTATCCATACTTTCAGATGAAAATACTTCGGCTTTGTCAGCCGCCGCTTCAAGTCCTTTAGGTAAAGTAATTTTATCACCTTTAACCTCTAATAAGTTGGCCAGGTCAGGGAAGTCTTCAACATACCTACGGCAGCTTAGCACTAGACCGGCAGGATTTCTGAAGTGTAGCCAGTTTTCGGTTTCGCTGAATTCAGTCATACCTAAATTAGTAATATGTTTAAGCGAATTACGTCTAACTAGTGTAGGTTTCTTAACACCTGTTTTTACTGGGTAACGGGTCATTTGATAATTATCACAAGCTTCTACCCATTCAGGATGAATATTTACACAGGTTAATGAAAACTGACTATCATCTTTACCTGCACATTGGGCGGCTATATGTACACCTTCGGCAAAATCCTCATTAAGATCTTTCCACTTTTTAGGGGTATCTACATTATCAACAGGTAGAACAATTTCATGTTCCATTCTAATACCGGAGCGCCTGCCTTTGCCCTTAACAATTAACTCACCGCCTTCGATTTCTAAATCAATGAATTCTTCATCTAACTTTTTAAGTATAGACAAAAGGGGGGCCGCTTGTACAGCCCCCTTCAATTTAACCGGACTTTCCTTTGAACAAGATATTTCTTCATTAAAGGTTTGAACGATTTTTGACTTAAAAACGAAGCATGAACTTTGCTCAATTACTTCCCTGGGGCTTATACCAGGGGTTACTGAATCGAGGCACTGTAGTAATTCTTCACGATTTACCTTCATCATACTTCCTTTTTGTTGTTATTTTAGTTTGTAGCCTTTGTCAGTTTTTTCAACAAAACCGGCTTCAATCAGTTTTTTCATGTGGTTATAAAAGGTTCCGTCAGTCCCTACGGCTTCTTTAATCTGTGCCATTGTTTTAGGCTTTTTAGTAATAACCTTATTAACTTTAGCAGCTAAGCTGCCTTCACGGGCTCCGAATTTATCTTTCTTAGCCTTTTCTTTCTTTGGGGCAGCTTTAGCCTTTTCTTTCTTTGGGGCCTTCTTCTTGGAGTCAGCAGCTTTTTCCTTACCAGCAGTTATTTCAACTTCATCTCCTTTGTCAATAGCTTTTAATAAAGCCTTCAGGTCTTTATTTGCAGCGTCCGGTTCAATAACTGTCCCCTCATCAACAGATTTAGGGAGGGTTTTAACCTTGCTCTTAAGACGGGCGTCAGTCATTTTAGATGCTGTTTTAAAACCAAGTCCGGCTAGTACTGCTATTACTCTTTCTTTGCTTATTTTCATGATGCTTACCTTTGTTTGTTTATTACTATCGAGCGTCGTGCCGATAAGTTTGAGAATTTTTTGTTCAACTTTATTTTTAACTATTGTATAGTTACCTATAGCAATTTTTTCGTCATTTAAATAAGCTGCCCAGGTATGTTGGAAGGATTTAGTAATCTCGGCGCGTATGCGGCCATTAGGGCCGTTAATTTGGGTTGTAAACAGCCCCTTAAAAACTTGCGTCCACTTAATCATTTAGTTCCTTTATTCTCAGTTCAATTCTACTATTAGCCCGAAATAAACAAGATGCAAATTATTTTCGAACTTTTTTCTTCTTTCTTTTGGGTTGGTTAATAGCGGCCCTTCTTTTAAGTACTTCAAAATCAGAGTTTTTAAATAATAATGTTATAGGAAATAACGGGTTGCTTCGACCGTCTACACCTGAATTTACTAATTTCTTTACAATGTTTTTATGTGCATTAGTGTGGTGCCCTAGAGTTGCGTTATTGTAAGACGCCATATCTTTTTGTTCTTGTAGGTGCTTCTCGTGTTTTTCTCGCGCTTCTTTGCTTGTTAGTCTCATTTTATTCCTTTTAAAGTGTGCTTTTAACTGCCGGATTACCTATAGCCAAACAACCAGCTACATGTACACATCTGTTTTCACTAAACTCCCTTTCCCTTAATACGACCCAATTAAGCCGCTGTATTTGATCCTCCTTTTCCTCTGCTGTTTGGTTAATACCTATCATGCCGGTGACATGCGCTAATTTTCTTTTATCACCTGAAAAGTTACTCCTTCTGATTATATACTGAGTATAACTTGCAGCGTCTGCCTGGGTAGCGGTCACCACACAGCAATGAAGTTTTTGCGATAAAGCCCTCAAAGCCATCCAGGCGTGGTTTATTTTCGACCTCTCGTCATCACCGCCCCCAGGCATGTGCAATATATCAGCATAATCAATAACAATAACATCCGGCACCCACCCCTCATTTAATTCCCATGAGGCTAACTCGGCTTCAATGCCTGCTACTGATATTGTCGAGTTTGGGTGACAAGATAATTTTAAGTAAGGGTTCTTACTTTTAATCCTAGTTTTACATATTTTGTCACGAGCCTTTTTTGCAGCCTGCCAAGTAAGTTCAGTTTTAAACTTTTTTTCAACTAACTCGCAGTTAGCATATTGGTCTTTTTTCTTCCTTTCAATGTGAGTAGGGTATTTAATTTTAGACCCCCTTAACGGCTGCCGTGACGCCCTGACGACTAAGCGTTGCATAACTTGATCCTGTGACATATCACCTACTTCAAACAAAGCTACACGCCGTCTTTGCAGCATAGCCCGCCAGGCAACATCAAGCAGCCACCACGTCTTCCCCCGTTTCTCTGGGCCTAGAAAAGCTATTAAACTGTCCCTGCAGAATGAGTTACCGAAAAACTTACCTAAGTCACCTGGGAACCTAATTAAAGCCTCCTTCTGTGCCTCAAAAGCAGCCCTAAGGGCTTCGTCATCCTGCATAACATCAACAGCCATTTTACTCCCTATTTCAATCTTCTTAAAGTTTTCAACTGTCTGCAGCCCTTCTTCCAAATCACCATTATCAAGGCTGGCTTCCACTGAGGTTACTAGCTTACGTACCCCGACCCTATTGAAATAACTACCGGCTAGGTCTACTATGTAATTTGTATTTATATCACCGCCGTCATAGGCGCTTGATAATCCTGCAAGGAATTTCTCTATAAGGTCTATGGTTTTATTATCTTCTGTTTTACTGGCCCACTTTTCAAACAGACCTTCAATACTTTTAGCGGGTGCGTCGTCAAAACGTTTAAAAAATTTAATGCACCAATTACCTACCAAATTACTCCATTTACTTTTAAATAACTTTCCGTCCCATTTAGTAGTTATGCGGCTTAGTACGCTTCTACTAACTATCATGGCTGTTAAAATCTTACGCTCATCTGAACCATCGCGTTTTTCAATCCGCATTAAGTTCCTCCATTAAAGTATCCCATGTTTTTGTGAAGCCATTAAACTCAACTGAAACTTGACGGCCGTACTTAGTGAACCTAGGGCTGTCAGCTGTGTACGTTATATTATCGAGCCTGCCGTTAAAGTTACTCCAATTAGTTACGTCCTTAAACCAATTTTCTACAAAATTAACCGGCGGGGGTAGGGTAGTATAAAGATGACGGGTAAAGCCAGTAAGTTTTTTATTTTTAAAGTCTGAACGTAATTCCTTTAGAAACTGCTTGTAGTTATTAAGTGACTTTTCAATACACCATTTTAAGGTCTCATTATTTTCCCAACTGTAGTCCCAAATATTTTCATAAACCTTAACACCGTCATTAGTTTGCTTTACTTTTACCGGCGCTGACTTTTCAGCCGCCGCTTCTATTTGTAGGAATTTCTTACGGAAGCCTTCTGCACTAAAAGCCTGGGGGGTATATTTCTTTCCTATATTCTTTTTGTACCACTTAAGGACATTCTTTATACGGATCTTTTTAATACCGTCAACTTCCCTTAGACGGCGGAAATGAATGGACCACTTCTTTAGACTATATTTAGTACTAATTAATTTCCGTTCCTTGACAGCTGCCGCTAAGATAGAAGAGCATTTATAGTCGAACTGTGTATAGTCCGGATTTTCCTTTAATTCTTCAAAAAACATTTCCTTATCTCCATTGACAATAACATCGTCCGAACCTCCGGTTCGGACAGAGAGAAGATCACTATATCCCCCTGAAAGGGGGGTATGGGGATCGATAGAGGGGGTAATATTAGGGGGCACTTTCTGTGCCCTAAGCGTTATTTCTGAGGGACGTTTAGTCCTATCAATTCCCAGCAGTCCGGCTCCTTCTAGACTACTAAGGTGCTTCCTGAAAGTACGCTTATTATTGAAACCACTACGTTTCATTATTACGTCATTCAATACCCGATTTAGTGGAAATGCTTTTTTATATTCTAAGTAAATCACTAAACCACCTGACGGTATTTCCTCAAGAAGACGTAATTCTTCTTTATTTAAATGAACAGAACCCAAAACCTTACTTCCTTATTTTTATTTTCATTTAAGTATGGCCTTTCTTAATTTTTTAATTTCTTTCTTAGGAGCTGAACCTGGGTCATCTGCGTCTAACTGCACATTATATGTCACACCAGGTAACGTCATTAAAACGTCACATAGCTCAGCCGCTCGCTCCTGTGCCTTAGTACCATTATCGAAACAAATAGCCCTAACAGGGTACGCGGATATCCTAGCAAGTTGAGCGGGGCTGTAACCTATACCACAAGTAGCTACTGCCCCAGGGCCTATATTCCACGCATCAGCAGGCCCCTCAACAACCACACAAGCGCCGCTAGTTAAGTCAGCCCCGTATAATAATTCTTTATGATTAATAGCTTCGTCCTCTGCCGCAGCACTAAGATACCGTAAGGTAAACTCATCATCAACAATTGAACGGCTTGTGTAGCTTACTACCTGCCCTTTGTAGGTGATTGGTATAAAAACCCGCCACGCCCACCGATTAACGCTTACACCTATGCCTTTTAAGCCCCAAATACGAGCCAGCTTACCAGGTTTAAAGCCACGGCCAATTAAATAACGTTTGTGGGCTGCCTGTAGGGGTTTTATGCGTTTGGGGAGTTTTAGCTTACCTGTTATTTTTTCAACAGTACTACGGTTAACTTCCACCCCGCTGAAAAGCTTAGTACCTTCCTTAAAGCTTACGCCTAATATTTCAGCTAATACTTTGTTGGGTGGGTGCCAGCCGCATTTCCAACATACAAAAAAGCCTGCACTAATATTAAACCCCAAATGGAACTTATTACTATAGCGGCCGCAAAAAGGACAGTCTAACTGCACCCACCCAGGGCGTGCTCTTTTGTGACCACCACCTGGCGCAATGCAGTTAATATTATGTTCTAAACAAAAGTCACTGAAACTTTCTTTCATTACCAAGCACCTGTGGCTAGATCTATGAAGCTATTCATTTTACAATATCGCGCATAAATTTAATGATAGCATCCTGCATACTAATATCACGTTTAAGGCAATAGGCACGGAACTGGGCGCGCACATCAACCGGTACATTCCTTATATTTAAGGAACATACGTTACCTCCTTTGAATTTGGCGTATTTACTCATGTTGTTGTCATCCTCTTTTTAAGCTCGTTAAATATATTGAAGTCTTCTACTTTATGCCCATCTAAGGTATTGTCTAGTATTTCTTGTTTCTTACGTATAAGTTCACATAACTTTTCTTCTATAGTGCCTATAGCCACCAAGAAGTATATCATAGCGGCGTTTAGTTGGCCTATACGGTGTATTCTATCTTCTGCCTGGGTAACTGTATTAGATGTCCAGGGGAACTCAATTATAGCACAACTTGACGCGGCGGTTAAAGTCAACCCAGTACCAGCTGATTTTAAGTTACCTATAAATAATCTAGTTCCGCTATCTTTTTGAAACTTATTTACAGCTACATCCCTATCTTTAGCTTTAACATTCCCGTTAACAACCACACATATTTTACTATACCTTTCTTGTAGGGCCTTAATTATTTTTTTATGATGGGCAAAAAGGACTAACTTACCGCTATTTTCAATTAAGAAATTATCAACCCATTTAAAAACAGAATTTAATTTTAAAGTAGCAGCTAACTTTTTAAGGT